CTAATGCTACCATTATACACTAGCTACAAATATTTCTACATCTAAAGTAGCAGCAGGACTAACCTGTAAGCTAGTTAAATCTGCCATAGTACCAAAGCTAGGAGATGTATCTGCTTCTGCTAACATAACATCTTCTGCTGCACATAGTATATGTGATTGACCTGCTTTTAGTAATACTTGATATAAAGTAGCTGCACCAACTACTGCTAATTCTAATGAGTTAGTTTGATCTAAGTTAGTTACTCTAATATATCTAACATCTTCTTTGTCTATTTGAACTGCCGAACCATAAGAGTTAGTATCAAATGCTGCTAAGAAAGTAGTTTGTCCTGTAGTACAAGTTACTAAACGTTCATATACGTTATTTATTCCTGTAGTTGTTACTGTGTTTGTTGTACCTCTTACTGCACCATTTAGTGTAACACTTTCGCTAATTGTTGTTGTTAAATCTGCCATAATTATAATTTATAAGTTATTTTTGGTGGTATTAATTGTATTGTTAATTTTCCTATTTTTATTTTAAACATTATTTTCCTGCGTATACTGTTTGTTGTGGTGCTATACAAGTGTTATAATCATTCTCAATTATTATTGGTAATGTAAACACCCATCCACTTACTGAGTTGTCAAATCGTTCTGTAAAAGGTTCTATAGTTACATCCCCTTCTGTAAAGTATGCAGGACTTTCTCCTTGATCTGCGTTAGACAAATACAAACTCTCTCCGTTCTTTAGTGTACCTATCAAGTCATTACAAATACTTAAACAATCTGATAATACTTCTTGCTCGTTGCTTTCATCAGGAAATACTAAGTCCATTATAAATATCTGAAAGTTTAAAGTCATTTGATTATTTTGTGCTACTGCATTCACAGGATTAATGTGCATTAAAGGATATAGAGTATTCTTCTCTAAGTCAATCTCAAATATATCTCCTGTTGTTACAGTTTTAATTTGATGATGATTAGTACCTAATTGTTTTAGAGTATCTATTGTATTGTTATAATTCTTAAAGTGTGTCATCTCTTAACTTTTTTTGTTTCGTTTAAATCAACCTCATAAGTTAGCCAAGTTAAACATTCATATAAGTTCATATTTGTTATAGCACCTAATTTACTTATATCTCCATTTGTCAATCTATACATTACTCCAAACCATCCCCACTTCTTTGCGAACTTTTCATCTGTACTGACTGTTTCAGTTCCCTCATCCGTTCCATCAAATACAACGGCAAAATCGTTGATAGTTCGTTGCCTAAAGTCCAAAAAAAAACCAAGCAACTATTTACATCTATTGCTTTCATCTTCTTAAACTTTTCTGCCCTCATCCTAACCTCACTACCATTATAGCCCTTTATTGAATAGTGTTTACCATTCTTTTCAACTATAGGTCTATAAAGAACTGCCATCATCTTAGCTAGGTTATTTTCTATTCCTGCTTGTATGTATGTTTCTATGTCTGCGTACTCTCCGAGTGTTATCTCAGATAGATCAGGATGAAACCCATACTCTACTCCATCTACTTTTACTATCTTCTTTAACCTACCTTTAGCATTGTTTTGCAACTTTGCTATTTCATTTAGAATATTAGATACATCATTTATACTTAACTCTTTTACAAGTTTTCTCGGTATATCTGATAACATAGTTATCGTATCTAATGCTTCTTTAGGTTTTGACTTATTATTACCATCAATAAGTTTAGCCCATTTTTCAAGTGTTACATCATCCCAACTCTTAATTAGATTGTAAGTATTTTTCTTACCATCCTTCTTAATGTTTACTTGCATAATATATAATAGAATTATTTGTTATTTAGTTTAAAATCGTTATGTTTGCCGAGTTTTCAAAAAGTTTTTGTTTTTCAAAGGTGTAATTCTTCGGAGTTGCACCTTTTCTTATTGTACGAAATATCTACCTGCATTAGGATTGTCTAAGTGATATATTACGTTATATCTTATACCATCTATTGCGTGGTTATAGCTATCTACATATAACTTACTACCTTTGTCTGCATAGACATAATTGTTTAACTCTTTGATTATGTTTGTTGATTCAGAAGTAACTACTAACTGATAATCTTGCATACGAGTTACACCACTTTCTATTGTACCTTTCTTTACAGGTTTTATGTTCACTCCTAAGTGTCTTAAATCTTCTATTAATCTTGGTTCTGCACTATCTGCTATAATTAGCTTGTTTTCTACTTTCTCTAATATTATCTTAGCTAACTCGTGAGATTTTAAACCATTACGATATATATGCTCTCTAATATATATCTTCATTTTCTTTTTATCTATAGCTACTTCTGTTAGTGAATCAGGATCAACAGAAAACCCAAAGTCCATACCACAAGATGTCTGTAAGTTATCAGGATTAAATTCTCCTATTGTCCAATTCTCAAATACAACCCCTTCTGCTTTATCTAACCAACCCCCAAGTATTTTATGTTGATACTTCTTAATGTTAGTGTTCTTAATTCTATAAATCCTTTCTAAGAAACTTTTAGATAGGTTAGCTTTATTATCTAAGTATGTGGAGTGTATATAGCACACATTGTCCTTAATGCCGTTAAAACCACTTAAAACGCCTCTCTCCTCAAAGAATCGTTTATATATCCAATGTTCTTTAGTAACAGGGTTTAATACTAAGATGATTCTATTTTGTACTTTCTTTTCTCTAATACTAAGGTCTATTGTGTCAAATATGTTCTCATCTATAAGTTCTTCAGCTTCATCAAGTACCCAACAGTTAATACCTTGTAATGATTTAAGAGAAGCAGTTTGGTTTCCTGATGATGTCTTAATACCTCTAAATAGTATATCACTCTTTGTAGATGTATTTAATACTTCTGATTTATTTATACTAAAGATTGTATCTAAACCTAATATACCTATCTTTTCTAAGAACTCAGGTATAATAGATAAGTGAGCAGAAACCATTGTATATCTTGTAAACAATACTCTTACACCTTGCGACATAGTAAGTAGAGTTAAGAATACTGTAACTGCATAGGACTTACCTGATCCTCTACCACCTGTAATTATATAATACCTACAGTCAGAAGAAAATAATGAACTATACTTTTTATTCAGTTTCGGATTCAACGAAGTTTATTATTGGTATGTTTAATGTTTCGCTATTACTCGTTACATCAACTCTTTGCTGAGGACGTCCGTAAAAATATTCAAAGAATAACTTTACTGCCCATTGTTCTTTATTCTTTAAACCTATCTCTAATGACTTTAAAGCAACAGGATTCATAGGTGTTAAGTTCTCTATTAACTTTTGTTCTTCTGCTTTACTTGGTCTACCACCCTTATTTCCTTTTGTACCTTTATTGTTTATTCTACCATCCATTCTTTTATTATTTGTATATGTAACAACCTTTGTGCTTCATAAAATTAATATAATTAGTTTCATAATCTAAATGTTCATCATAATAATCAAAATAATATAATGCTGACTCTGAAAAATTATTAGATATATTATACATTGTTAATTCTTTTGTTTTTACATAAGCTATCCAATCAGAAAATCTATATCTTTTTTTTTCCATATAATTAGTTTAAATTAGTTAACTGATTCTATTATATAATAGAAATTACTGATATTCATTTGGCAGCATTAATCTTATCCCTAGATCAGACAATGCCCATATTCTTATTTGTTCTGCATATACTTCAAATGCTTTTGTGTTTAGAGATGTTGTACTTACTATCTTGTTTAGTCCTATCTTCTTATTGTTTATCTTTACCATTTCCCACTCGTTTAAAAACTTAGCCCTTAGTATGTCGTGCATTTCATCATTAAAGTAACCTAACTCCTCAGCTAACACTTGCACTATACATTTCCAATAGTAATTGTTCTGTACGTTTGATCTTGTGTTTCTGTGTTTCTTAACCTCTACAGTATATGGACTTTCCATATCTTTTAAATAGTTTACTAATTGCATCTTATCTTTTTTATCGTGAATTACAAATTTCATTAGCTTGTAAGTTTCTCTTTAGTTTCCTTCCACATTCTATCTTGTCTTTTACTTAGTGATGGTTCTGTTCTTCTTAATTGAGGAAATCCGTTAAATGCTTTAGCTATCTCTTGCATATACTCGCCACACTTAGGACATTCAGTACCCACATTAACAACTTTGCCGTTTTCTACTTTCATAACGACTTTACTAAATTCTTTTTGTATTTCACATTTGTTACATTGATATTTTAACATAGTTTTTGTTTTAAAATAAAGGAGGGCATAAAAACATTTAATATTATTATTTTGGCAATATGCCTACCCTCCTTTAAATATGATTTAATCTAATATTCTTTTTTCTCTTTGCTTCTAACTCCTCTAATTCAAATTCTAAATGATGTATAGCTTTCTTTATACAATCATCAGGTCTATGGTGTTTAAAGTTTGCTCTCAATAAATACGTTACGGCATTACCGATATTCCAATTTAATTCCCAATCTGCTATTACTTTTCTAGCTTCGTATTTATGATTCTTTCCTATATAATAGTCAGGTATTTTTTTATCCATATTTTTCTTTTATTTGTTTAATTCCTTGAAAACAGTTATTTAAACAAGTACCACAATTACTAGTAGGTTTGTACCTAGTACCATATATTGTGTTGTACAGTTCAACCATTTTCTTTTTTACTGTTACATTCTTTGCTACTCCTGTCTTTATATCTTCCCATATCAAAAGACATTCTTCTATCAGTTCTTCAGGTATAATATCAGGACTTTCTATTTTATTTGATGCAGTCCAATATTTTTTTGGACACTCCATTACGGAAATTCTTGACTTGATTTTCATAAAACAACCACAAATTGAACAATTTCCTAGTAACTTTTTATAATACACACAACCTCTACATATTTCTATGCGTTCTTCATACACCTCGTTCTTTACAAAGAAGTTATTCATCTAATTTTTCTTTTAGATATTCTCTTACTTTGTCTATAGTCGTGAACAAGCTATTTCTACTTATACCTGTTTTCTTTGCTAGTCCTGTTAATGTGTTACCCTCGTAGTAGTACAACTTAAACACATCTCTGTCATACCAATATACATCTTCTAATGCTTTATCTATTTGTTCTAGCTTTTGCCATTGTTGGTATTCTTCAGGATTAGGTATATTGTAAAGATTTTTTATATGTGGTTCTTCATCTCTATAAATATAATCATAAGTAACACTACTTGAATGTGCGTCTATATGAGTATAATATTTCTTATACTTATAATAGTAAGGACTTCTTACTGATGTAAAACTTCTTCTTAATACTACTGCACCATATCTTATTAATCCTTTCTGTC